GTAAGGTGCGTAACCTTGTGGGCTCGGAACAATATGCCCAAGTATTTCCGAACGTTTCCTTGCGGTCGGATTCTAAGGCGGCGGGGCGTTGGTCTACCAACCACGGTGGAGAGTACTTTGCTATCGGCGTGGGCGGAACCATGACCGGTAAGGGCGCGGATCTGGCTATTATTGACGACCCACACTCGGAACAAGAAGCAAGATTAGCAGCCACAAATCCGGAAGTGTTTGATAGCGTTTTTGAGTGGTACACCTCTGGCCCTAGACAGCGACTCCAGCCTAACGGGGCTATTATAATTGTTATGACAAGATGGTCAAAAAAGGATCTTGTTGGCAAAGTACTGCAAAGCATGATAGACCGCGATGGTGAGAAGTGGGAAGTGATTGAGTTCCCAGCAATTCTCCCTTCTGGCAATCCTTTGTGGCCCGAATACTGGAGCCTAGACTTATTAACAGCGCTTAAAGATGAACTTCCCGTCTCTAAGTGGAACGCTCAATACCAACAGAACCCAACATCCGAAGAAGGCGCCATCATTCGGCGGGAGTGGTGGCAAGCTTGGGAGTCGTCGGACCCGCCCCCATGTGAATATATAATCATGACACTCGACGCTGCAGCGGAAACAAACAACAGGTCCGATTACACGGCGCTTTTAACGTGGGGGGTGTTCAGTGATGACCATTTAACTAACGGTAACAGCCATATTATCCTGTTAAATGCTATAAATGTGCGTGTTGAGTTCCATGAGTTAAAGGAATTAGCGCTCAGAGAATATCAGGACTGGACGCCGGACTCGTTTATTGTGGAAAAGAAGTCAAGTGGAACACCTTTGTTCCAAGAACTACGTAGAATGGGCATTCCCGTGTCCGAATTCACCCCACACAGGGGTACAGGCGATAAAATAGCAAGGTTAAACGCCGTTTCAGATATTGTAAGATCTGGTATGGTTTGGTATCCGGCCGGAAAACGATGGGCAGACGAGGTAATAGAGCAAGTTGCAGCATTTCCTAATGCGGGTAATGACGATATGGTCGACTGCACGAGTATGGCACTAACTAGGTTTAGAAATGGTGGGTTTATCCGCCTAGATTCCGACGAACGAGATGAGATTTTGGCGCCCAGAAGGGCTGCGTATTATTAATTTAAGGACATACCATGGCTATTGAGAAAGGTTTATATGCGGCACCGATGGGAATGGAAGCTGAGTCTGAGGGGCTCGAACCCGATTTAGAAATTGAAATTGTCGACCCCGAAATGGTCACGCTAGACGACGGCTCAGTTGAGATCACGATTATCCCCGAAGATGATTCTAAAGGCGACCACGACACCAACTTAGCCGAGGAGTTAAGCGACGGTATATTAGCCGAGATGGCAGGTGACCTGTGCCGTGATTATGAAAACGATATATCTTCGCGTAAAGATTGGGAAGAAACATATACCGAAGGTATTAAACTGCTGGGCCTGAAGTATGAAGAGCGTACCGAACCGTGGGAGGGGGCTTGCGGTGTACACCACCCGATGATTGCTGAAGCCGCAGTGCGATTTCAAGCAGAAGCTATTATGGAAACCTTTCCAGCCAGCGGACCGGTACGCACAAAGATTATAGGTAAGTCTGATCGCAAGAAGACCCAAGCCGCAGACCGTGTCCGTGCGGATATGAATTACCAGTTAACCGAGGTCATGCGTGAGTATCGGTCAGAGCACGAGAAAATGCTGTGGAGCCTACCTATTGCGGGTTCGGCGTTTAAGAAGGTCTATTACGACCCCACCATTGGGCGTCAAGTATCTATATTTGTACCGGCTGAAGATGTTGTGTTGCCGTACGGCGTATCTGATGTGTCTATGTGTGAGCGAATCACACACCGTATGCGTAAAACCACCAATGAGCTTCTAAAGCTACAAGAATCTGGGTTCTACCGAGATGATATTGATATCAATGATGCGCCTACGCTACAAATTGACTCTGTCCAAGCGGCTAAAGATAGAGAGTCTGGGTTCTCGGCGACTTACGATGACCGCCACCTGTTGCTTGAGATGCACGTCGAGCTAGTTATTCCCGGCTACGAGCAAACAGATGATGACGGCGAAAGTAATGATATTCCCTTACCTTATGTAGTCACAATACTAAAAGACACCGGTGATATTCTAGCTGTGCGCCGTAACTGGGATCCAGTGCCCGCCAAGACCGAAGGCAATAGGGCTGCGCAACTCATGTACAAGCAACCCAACCAGTATTTTGTTCACTACCAATACATCCCCGGCTTTGGCTCGTACGGATTTGGTTTGGTGCACTTGGTTGGTAACTCAGCTAAATCAGCCACAGCCATTACACGTCAGTTAGTTGATGCGGGCACCCTGTCTAATTTACCGGGTGGGTTAAAGACCCGAGGCTTGCGTATTAAGGGTGATGACACTCCCATCTCACCGGGAGAGTTTAGAGACGTGGACGTCTCGTCTGGTGCGTTGCGTGACAATATCATGCCGCTGCCATATAAGGAGCCCTCACAGACTCTGTTGACGTTGCTAGGTATTATCTCGGAAGAGGCACGGCGCTTTGCGGCTACCCCAGATATGAAAGTGTCTGATATGTCTGCTCAAGCACCTGTGGGCACCACGCTCGCCCTTATTGAGAGAAACCTGAAGGTTATGTCTGCGGTTCAGGCTCGGATGCACTTCTCGATGAAGCAGGAATTAAAGCTCCTTGCCAAGATGATTCGGGACCACGCCGACACGAGCTACGACTACCAGCCAGAAGACGGCCAACCTCACGCACGGCAAGAAGACTACAGTTACGTTGAGATTATCCCTGTCAGTGACCCTAACGCCAGTACGTTGGCTCAGCGGGTTGTGCAGTATCAAGCGGTTATTCAGTTGGCCCAGATGGCACCTGAGATCTACAACCTGCCTAAGCTACATCGCCAGATGTTAGAAGTACTCAGTATCAAAGACGCTGACGAGTTAGTGCCGCTTGATGAAGATCAGAAGCCTACCGATCCGATTAGCGAGAACATGAACATACTTAATGGTAAACCCGTAAAAGCGTTTATGTACCAAGACCACGAGGCTCATATTCGAGTACACATGGCAGCTATGCAAGATCCAGTACTAATGGAAGTCATGGGCCAGAACCCACAGGCTCAGGTTATGATGCAAGCCGCTCAAGCCCACATCACAGAGCACGTCGCGTTCGGATACCGAGAGCAAATACAACGTCAGCTGGGTGTCACCCTACCTGCACCAGATGCAGAACTGCCAGAAGAAATCGAACTAGAGTTGTCACGTCTGTCCGCCGAGGCCGCAGGCCAGTTGTTAGGCAAGCACCAAGCAGAGGCTCAGGCACAGAAGAACGAGCAAATGCAGCAAGACCCCCTCGTCCAGATGCAGCAAGCTGAGCTACAGATCAAGCAGCAAGAGGTTCAGATCAAGCAACAGAAGATGCAGTTGGATGCCGCAACAGAGGCTGATAAGTTGGCCCACGAGCGCGAGAAGCTACAGGCCGAGATGGAGAAAGAAGGCTTACGTATTGGTGCCGACACCGCGCAAGCCCGAGCCAAGCTCGAAACCCAGAAGCAACTAGAGGTAATGAAGGTCGCTCAAAAGGCTGATGCTGCTGCAGCCGACCAAGAAGCAAAAGGTATGCGTATGGGTATAGACGCTGCCAAATCTAAAGAGCAGTTAGAAATTCAACGTATGGCTCAGTTACGGCCAAACACAGGAGGTAATGAGTAATGGAAGCATTAGACGTTCTACGTAAACAACTACGAGAGCGCATGAACGACGTCGCAGATGCCGTCGCTACTGGTCAGTGCCAGACGTTTGAGGATTACAAACGCATGTGTGGAGTTATCGAAGGCTTAGCCTACGCCGAGCGAGATATTATCGACCTCGAAAGCAAGCAGGAACAGGAAGATTAATCCCGAAAGGGCCGACCGCAACACGGATTGTTGTGCTTTTACAGGAGTAAACGATGAGTGAAATTCTTATCGGAATAAACCCAGATAACCCACAGGTCGTGGGCACGGCGGGTAGCGTGGAGCAAGGTGAAAAAGCAACTCAGTTGCCCAAACCATCAGGCTATCGTATTTTATGTGCAATTCCAGAAGTAGAAAAAGCTTTTGACGGTGGCATTTTAAAAGCTGACGAAACACTTCACTACGAGGAAGTTTTAACCACAGTGCTATTTGTGGTGGATCTTGGCCCTGATTGCTACACCGATAAAGAAAGGTTCCCTTCTGGTCCTTGGTGCAAGAAAGGTGATTTTGTACTGGTTCGACCTAATTCGGGATCTAGACTTATTATCCACAATAAAGAATTTAGGCTCATCAACGATGATTCTATCGAGGCGGTTGTAGATGACCCCCGTGGAATTTCGCGTAAATAAGGAATAAACCATGAATCAAAGATATGCTTTTCCAGACGAGAATAAGTCCGACGAGGCCGATAAGCCAGAATTTGAGCTTGAACTTGAGACTGATGAGGAAGAAAAACCTGAAATTGAAGTCGTAGATGATACGCCCCCAGAGGACCGCAACCGTAAGCCCCTAGACCGAGAGGTTGAGGAACCCTCAGAAGAAGAGCTCAACGAGTACAGCGCCAAAGTCCAGAAGCGGTTGAAAGAACTAACCCATGCACGGCACGACGAGCGCCGCAAAGCTGATGCCCTAACTAGGCAGATGGCTGAGCTAGAGAAAGTTGCCCAAGCAATGTCCTCGGAGAATAAGAAACTCCAAGATTATGTCAGCATGGGACAGAACGCCTACATTGATAAATCGAAATCTCTGGCGGAGTTGAATATAAACTCGGCGAAGGCTAAGTTAAAAGCCGCTTTAGATGCTGGGGACACTGATAGCGTGGTGTCTGCACAGGACGAGTTGTATAAAGCGCAATACGAAGCACAGCAGGTAAATAACTTCAAACCTAATAACTTGCAACGAGAACAAAATACCGTATATACTCCACCTGTACAGCAACCTCAAAGTCCGCAGCTGGATGATCTGGTTGTTGATTGGGCCGAAAAGAACTCATGGTTCGAGAAGCCCGGCAACGAAGATATGACAGGTTTTGCCTACGGAGTGCATAACAAGTTGGTGCGCGAATTTGGCGAAGCTTATACGAAAAGTGGTGAATACTATACTAAAATCGACAATGCAATGCGCAGAGCCTTTCCAGAATACTTCGGAGACATAGAAGTGGACACGGAAACCCCTGTACAAGCTAGTCGCCCTAAAACCGTTGTGGCTTCGGCCCAGCGCACGTCAGCACCGAAGAAGATTCGCCTGACAAAAACGCAGCAAAACGTGGCCAAGAAGTTGGGAATACCTCTTGAGCTGTACGCTAAAAAGATGGCTGAATTGGAGAATTAAAATGGCTGAAAATCGTATCCCTCGCGACACACAAAATCGCGCACAAGCCGAACGTCCCCAGCAATGGAAACCGCCAGAGTTATTGCCGGAACCTGTTGTAGAGGAAGGATTCTCTTATCGTTGGATCCGGGTGGCTATCTTAAATAAAGATGACCCTCGTAACGTTTCCGTGAAACTGCGGGAAGGTTGGGAACCAGTGACGCTCGAAGAGCAGCCACAGATGAAATTATTCGTAGACCGCAGTTCGTCAAAAGGTGGAAACATCGAGATCGGCGGTCTGATGCTGTGTAAGACACCAACAGAACTTGTCAAGCAACGTAATAACTATTACGCCAACCAGAGTGCCCGGCAGACAGAGTCGGTGGATAACAGCTTTATGCGCCAAAGTGACCCGAGGATGCCCTTATTTAAAGAGCGCAAGTCCACGTCGAGCTTTGGAAGAGGTTCTTAAATTTTAATTGGAGTTAACAAATGGCTTTCCCTACTGTTAGCGCTCCCTACGGCTTCAAGCCTATTAACCGTTTAGACGGTATGCCATACGCTGGTGCTACGCGCCAAATCAAGATCGCGTCTGGTTATGCTGCTAATATCTTTAATGGTGATTTGGTTTCTATCGTAACGGGCGGCGTTGTTGAAAAATTCACTGGCACCACAGCGGGCTCGCCCGTAGGTGTTTTCGTTGGTTGCGCTTTTACCAACCCAACCACTAAGCAGCCATTGCCTTCGCAATACTGGCCCACGGGCACAGTGGCGGCTGATGCAGTTGCCTACGTCGTGGACGATCCAAATGCTGTGTTTAAAGTAGCTGTTACTGATGGCTCTAGCGACATGTCCACTGCTGCCTTGGCCGCTGTTGGTGCTAACGTGTCTGTTATCCAAGGTGCGGGCGACACGAACACTGGTAACTCTGGCGTTTCTGTTCTTGCTGGATCAGAAGCTACTACCGCAACATTGCCTGTTCGTGTTATTTCCGTGGTTCCTGAAACCGCTACCGGTGCCGACACATTTGTCGAGTTGATCGTTAAGATCAACATTCACCAGTACGACAACACGACTGGCGTCTAAGGAGCACATAAATGGCTATTTCACGCGCACAACTACTGAAGGAGCTACTCCCCGGATTGAACGCATTATTCGGTTTAGAGTACGCAACCTACCAAGACGAGCACAAAGAGATCTACGATACGGAGACCTCCGAGCGCTCATTTGAAGAAGAGACCAAGCTGTCGGGTTTTGCCCCAGCCCCGGTCAAAGACGAAGGTTCCAGCATTTCTTATGACAATGCACAGGAAGCCTTTACCGCCCGCTATAACCACGAAACCATTGCTTTGGGTTTCAGCTTGACGGAAGAAGCTATCGAGGACAACCTCTATGACTCGCTTTCGGTTCGCTACACCAAAGCCTTGGCCCGTGCTATGGCATACACAAAGCAAGTTAAGGCCGCTTCAGTTTTGAACAACGGCTTCAGTGCTAGCTTTGCTGGTGGAGATGGAGTGGCTTTATTTTCGGCTTCCCACCCACTCGTGTCTGGCGGTGTCAATAGCAACACTCCCGCAGTTGCAGCAGATTTGAACGAAACTTCTCTTGAGAACGCCGTTATCCAAATCGCTGGCTGGACTGACGAGCGTGGTATGTTGATTGCAGCACGTCCACTTAAGCTGATCGTTCCTCCTCAGTTGCAATTCGTTGCGACTCGTTTGTTGGAAACCAAGCTACGTGTGGGTACGGCTGACAACGACATCAACGCTATTGAGAACAACGGCTCAATCCCACAGGGTTATACCATCAACAACTACTTGACCGACACAAATGCTTGGTTCTTGAAGACTGATGTCCCTAACGGCATGAAGCACTTTGTTCGTACGCCAATGGCAACCGGAATGGATGGAGATTTCGATACCGGAAACGTTCGCTACAAGGCTCGTGAGCGGTATTCGTTTGGTTTCAGCGATGCTCTCGGCATGTACGGCAGCCCCGGCGCTTAAGCGTTATAAATCAAGCACTTGTGTTTGATTGGAACCCCTCTCCGGAGGGGTTTTTCTTTGTCTTCTTGCGCCCAACGCTCCCTAGCAGTACAGTAAGGGTAACCACGGAGGCTATTATGATTTGGATTCCCGTTATTTTTATGTGTATGGCTGGGCAGTGTGGGTTTATGCAGGGTAACTCTACGTATACTGAGCAGGGCTGTTTAGAACAGGTAAAGAAGGCTTATGCGGTGCTGGGCAACAACCCCCAAGTAGACGTATATGAGGGCACATGCCTGCCGGTTAGCCCTGTTTAAGTTGCATTTTCTTGCGCTTAAATTTGGTTTAACTTTCTTTTTCTTGCGCGACTTTATTTTTAAACAATTGGTTTTAGCAATAACCGTTTATTTATTGTTTTTATTGTAGCGCCGAGAGTACTCTTTATGCTTCTGTCTTCTTACTTCTGGGTCTGCATACGGCATTGTTGCGACCTTCCAAAACATTCAAGCGCCAGTATAAGCTATTTTTATAGCCCCAAGCCACTGTAGGCTCATATAGTTTAAACCCCATGGATATTAGG